AATAGACGCGTATATTCTGTTAGCTTATGCTTTTTTGTGGACTGTATTTTATTATTTCCTTAGTGAATACATAGCTTCACTATCACGTGATAAATGGGTTGAGTATATCCGAAGTGAAGAATCGGATGAGATGTTAGTAGAAGCTTTGACAGCTGTAATAGATGAAATTGAAGATAGGATGCATGATAAGCTTGAAGCTTTCCAATCTTCTTTTTTTGGTAGTTTAGGAAATGCATCTAAAAAATTAGATCAATCAACTGGCCAATCTGCAATAAAAGCATTAACTAGAGATTCACCGATGATGGGTTTCGTGGCCGATTACCTCATAAAAAGGGGTGGTTTAGACCAAATAACGGGTGGAAATAGGGGTAAAACGGCCCTAGAAACCCCTAAAAGTAGTGGTAAACTAGGGTTGAAGTAGTATTAATATAATTATATTATTATTATATATATTAGTATACCGGTTTATTCTTTTAATTTTTATTAGCCTGTCATTTAAAATAATAAAATAATATATTATTATATAGTGCTATGTATTGTATAGATTAGGTGAGACTATGAACTTTGCATTAGACAAACAAATAGAAAGATTGATTGAAGTAACAGCACTATCCGCATTAATGGGTGAGACAAAACAATTAGATGAGAGACATCGCATAAGAGCTAGATTAAAGTTGCATGCTTTTCCAGAGGAGATACCTTTAGAATGATTTGTAAAAAGTGCGGAGCTACAATGGCCAATCACCAATTAGCTAATTGGATGTATAAGTGTTTGAAGTGTGATTAATGGGCCGCATAAAAGAATTTAAAGTTAGTAAGGCTTTTACGATTGGAATAAAAGAGATCGCATGGGCTCAAGAAAGCGCTGAAAGACAGGGTTTAAAACTGTCTGCTTTTATACACGACCTCATAAAGAAATCAATGTTAAATGATTTAGACGTTGTAAAAAAGCCCGCAACGTGGTGTAATCAATGTAGTGGTTATACTGGTTTTGATTTAATACAATCTGATAATAAAGACCGAATGAAAGATAAATGGCTATGTGAAATTTGCCAAGAAGACCAGACCGAAGTAATTAAATATAAGTACCGTTAACGTTTCTAGGGTTATAACTACGCGTCGTAACCCCACATGGAGAAATAATGGTCGCACGAAGAAAGAAAAGAACTGCACGAAGGAAAAAATCCTTTAGTGTAAACGTATTAGATTTAGGAGCTGGTCTAGCTTTTTTAGACGCAGCTAACGCCGGTACTGCAGCACAACAAATGCTGAAAGGAGATATTAAAAGTGGACTTGATACACTAAGTGCAGCTTTCAAAAGTAATAAAAACGCAATGGTGGCTATAGGAGCTGGATCTATTGCGGCTAAACTTGCAGTTCGTTCTGTAGGTGGTGGACAATTTGCGGCTATCGGACCGCTAAAACTCCGAGCATAAAGGAAAAAAAATATGGCAATAGTAATTTCAAGGTCTGAAAGTGGCCTAAGCGCAACAACAAGCTTCCAAGCTTTAGACAATTTGGCCGGAGCTTCTGTAAGTTCTAGCTTTACAGTGCCTACAGGTGTAGGGGCTCTCAAACATTTATCAATAGCAGTGGCTTGTGATGGAGCTGGAGAAGAATTTTGTTCTTTAGTTAAAATTTCAGGTAATGCAATGAGAGATGGAGATGCCGTTTTCGCTGGCGGTGGTCAAATGACCATGGGAACTTCTACAGGAAGTAACCAAAACTTTGTTCAGTATGACACAGACTTAGCTGTTCAATCAGGAAATAGTATAGAACTGTCAGTCGCAACAACAACTAACGCAGCCATTGATATTGTAGTAACTGCTCAATTCAGTTAAGAGTCTTTATGGCTTTATTAGGAGGTGGGGGTTCGCCCAATGTTTCCGGTGGTAATCCTTCGGGGACAGGTTCGGGATTAAACTATATAGGTGAACACGTTTATGCAATGTCTGGAGCAATAGCAGCAGATAATAGTAATACAACCTTATTAGATTTTACGACAGGTGGGCAAGCTTACATTGTAGCTGAAATACAAATAGGTTCCGAAACGGGGTCCGCAGATGATTTTAGATATAGTATATTATTTAATGGTGAGACTATTATGGATAATTATGCTAATAATACATCTCAAACCCATCCTAATTTCGCTTATCCGTTTAAGGTTATAATACCAGCAGAAACCCGAGTAACAATTAAAGCAGATAATCAAGCCTCTGCAACGGCTAGAAACACCTACTGCACATTAATGGGCCGAGTATATCAATAATGCCTACCAAAAGAGAACGCGAGTATTACCGTATGGGTTTTGAAGATGGACTTATTCGTAATGTTTCTATGTCAAAAATAGGCCCAGCTATGGAAAGGATGCCCGATATTGGTGGGATTCCAACAGCTCAGGACACAGTTAACCGGTTTTTAAGGAGTAAACCTAAAAGAAAACTATCAGCATGGAATAAATATGTAAAAGCTAACAGTAAGAAACCTAGATTTAGATACCGTAATGGTAAATTAAACCTAAAGAAGATGGCTATAGCATTTAGAAAGACACCGGCGGGTAAGAAAAAGAGGCGTTAATGTCTACTAAGATATACAACATAGAGTTAGATTACATTTTAATTGAAAAGATAGTGATGAGAGCAGTACTAGCGGTGGTGGGTTATAATTGCCTTATGCCTTAGTTCCAGATGGTTACAAGTTACGAAAAGTAACTAAGATGCAACAAGAGGCTATCAGTGCAAAACGTTCGCATGATGATGCTGTGGCGTTGTTAGCTAACCCAAACACGCCTTTAGTTGTAGGAGGAGCGGCCTTGATAGGGACAGGTGTGTTTTTTGCCGATACTATTATTGATAAGGTATTGGAAGCATTAGAGGATGCGGGTGAAATAATAAGCGATGCAGGTAAAGCCGCAATTAAAACAAATTCTAAAAATCTTTTACAAGGTGTATTATCATCGGCACTTCTACCTTTTACAGCTCCTAATATATTAGCGCAAAAAGCTTTTGAAACTGCCGGAATAACAAGCACTACAGAACTTAAAAAATTGTTGGGGCTTGCATGAAGATTATAGGCGCTATTCCGTTGTATTTAGTCTATAAGGGGCTCACCACGGGCGCGGGGTCACTCGTTGCGCCCGTCCCCAAAACAGTTGCACAAATAGAACAACTACGAAAAGATGAAGTAGCCATTGAAAAACAAAAAGAAGAAGATAAACGAAAAAAAGTAGAAGAAGAAAAGAAAGCCGAAGATGAAGCTCAAAAGTTATGGCAGACTATAGAAAATAAAATTTTAAGTGGTGAAGGGCGACTAACTTGTAAATATGGATTTAGAGAAAAATTAATTAGAGGCAGTTATGAACCGAACCGCCGGCATTCTTACTGGACTTGTGAAGAAATAAAAGGTTTAGGAATTTAAATATGGAAATAGACGCGTATATTCTGTTAGCTTATGCTTTTTTGTGGACTGTATTTTATTATTTCCTTAGTGAATACATAGCTTCACTATCACGTGATAAATGGGTTGAGTATATCCGAAGTGAAGAATC